CTGCGGCTTCATCAAAAAATACACAGACGAGCGAGGCTGGATATATTTTGTCCGGGGCGGAATTGGAGGCGTATATAAAACTTTCTACCGCAAACCGGGGAGCAATAAAGAAAAAGCTTGCAGCATATTCCCCTGGCGGCAAACCTTTGCCCAAGCTCAGATTGATTTGAACAAAACAGCAAAAGCTAGAGGCTGGGAAGTTATTGAGAAAGCGAGGTGAAAAAGGTGTCACTTGAAGAGAGAATATCTCAGCTTGAAGAGAGAATATCTCAGCTTAAAAAGAAAAGCCTGCACCCTCTGGGGGTACAAGCCGTCGGACCCGTGGGTGGGGATATCGAACATGAGAACAAGGAGGGTCGAGGATGAACAAGATTGATTCATTCTGCGAGCGGCATGCCCCGTTGATTTTCACTATATACATAGCCGCCCTATTCACTATCCCTGTATGGGTTGCTCAAATAATTGGGAGGTAGCTATGCAAAAACGCACCTGCAAGCATTGCGGAAAAGACTGGTACAGCTCTGATAACAGCCCTATTTGGATATGCGACAACTGCGGGGAACCAATACCTGAAAATGCAGAGGGAGGATGTGGACAAACCTAAAATGACCTGCTCAAAATGCGAGAAACACGGTTATACGGTATCAGAAAACGGGCAAATCGTGCTTAAAATTGACAACGGCGACAGCATCACCGGCCTGGCCAGACTCAAGCTATATACCCACTACTGCACAATGAACTCTATCCGCAAAATTAAATTTGATGCAGATTGGCACGGCGGGGAATGGCCGAAATGGTGCCCATTGAGAGGAGGTGAACAAGCTGAAAAACGGCAAGCGGCCAACTATGCGGCAGAAGCTGCTGATGAAGTCACGCCGGCTTAATCCTGACAACTGGTTAGTAGTAAAAGATACGCCAAACTACATGGAGCTCATCCATCGACATGGACTTAGCAGGCGAAATATTCAGAAGGGAGGGACAAAAGAATGCCAGTTACATACAAAAACTCAAGCGGTCAAATAACAATTGGGCAGGCAATATGGCTGCGCGAAAGAAGCATAGATGTAATAATCAACGACGGCAAAGACGTAACCTTCAAAATAACCTTCAAAGGAGGTGAAGAAGATTGACAACAATATTTTGCCCAAGAGATGACTGCCAATATTGTAATGACGAAATATGCCAACGTGATGCAATCGATTTATGCTGCCCACCGGGGAAATTGCCCTATTGTCTGTGCATAGAAATGAAAAAAGCCCCCGTCAGCCCGGCAGCTGATCAGGAGCGCACAAAAAATGACTATTCAAACATCTCCGACCAGTTAATTTTATCACGGAGGAAAAAGACAAGCAATTAGCCTGCGATTGGAGTGAGAAACAATGAAAAACGTAAAGCTTACTGTTAACGGGGACAAGCTGCTAATCGAAGTGGATTTAACCAAAGAGTTCGGTCCATCTTCCAGTGGCAAATCTATTGTCATTGCCAGCACCGAAGGCAATCAGCCAGTCGGTAAAGATAATATCAAAATTGGCTTAAATGTCTATAAACCAAATAGATAGGAGGAGTAAAAATTGAGAATTTTAATTGAATTTAACCCGGATGAGCTGATGCGAGGAGTGGAAACTGGAACCCTGCAAGCGCTCTTTGAAGCTATTAAAGTAGCTGAAAGACAAATTGAAACTGCGGCTCAAGCAGCCAATAAACCTATACTCACTGACCAGCCAGCGATAATACCGGCTCCTGCGCCTGTTACGATACCAACAGCCGCTCCGGCAGAACAAACAGCTGCAGCACCTCAGACTGCGGCGTCCCCGGTAATTGCTCCTACAATGCCGCCTGTAACAGCACCTCCTGTAGCACCTTCTGCTGCTCCGACAACTGCCCCCACAGCAACCCCTCAATACGACTTCAACCAGCTGGCCAGCGCTACCATGCAGTTACAGCAGGCCGGGCAAAACATCTTCGAAATATTCAGCCAGTTCGGCATCCAGGCACTGAACCAGCTTCCGAAGGAACGTTATGCTGAATATGCAGCTGTTCTGCGACTAAGGGGCGCGAAGATATGACGCAGATAACGCATGCGAAGCGGAGCCATGCGCTCCTCTCTGCCAGCTCTGCCCATCGCTGGCTACGCTGCACACCAAGCGCCAGGCTGGAAGAAACACTGCCGGAGCGGCATTCGTCTTACGCCGACTCCGGGCGCCTAGCGCATGAAATGGCAGAAGCGAAGCTCCGAAAACATTTTATTGAACCAATCGGGCCCCAAAAATTCGCCAGTATAATGCGAAAGTTCCGACAGCATGAAATCTATACTCCTGAGCTAGAAAAAATCGTGGATATGTTCGTTGATTACTGCAAATCCGTCGAAATGCTATTCAGCTCGCGGCCCTATGTGCTGATCGAAACCAGGGTTGATTATTCCCATGTGGCCCCGGAGGGTTTTGGTACAGCAGATTTTATCGCGATTGGTGACGACCTGCTGGTCATTGCTGATCTGAAGACTGGCCAAGGAAAGCTGGTATCGGCCCAGGGAAATGAGCAAATGCGGCTTTATGCCCTGGGCGCGCTCCAGGCTGTATCCGGCATATTCCCGGCCGCCAGGGTGAAAATGGTAATTATCCAGCCGAAGGTGTACGATGAGCCGCAGGAGGAAGAGATCACCGTTGAAGAGCTTCAGCAATGGGCGGCAGAAATTGCTCCAATTGCGCGGCGAGCCTACGCTGGCGAGGGCGGATACGTTATCGGGCCCCACTGCGACTTTTGCCGGGCCAAGGAACGATGCCGGGCGCGAATTGAGCATTATTTCAGTGCTGCAGAACTCATGCCCCACAAACCGCCTATCATAAGTTGGGATGAGGTAGGGGAGGTTTTGCGCAAAGCAGAGGGGATAGTCTCTTGGTACAACAGTCTAAAAGAAATGGCATTATCTCATATCCTAGATGGCGGCGAGGTTGCCGGATGGAAGGCCGTCGAAGGACGATCTTCCCGGGCTTATGCCGATTTGGAAAAAGCATTTCTGGCTCTTAAGGCGGCCGGTATTGATGAAGCAATCCTTTACGAACGTCGGCCACTTACCCCAGCCCAGCTTGAAAAGGCACTGGGTAAAGAGCAATATCAGAAACTACTCGAAGAACCCCAGCTTGTTATTCGAGAACCCGGTAAACCTACACTGGCATTAATTGAAGACAAGCGGCCGGCATATTCGAAAGCAGCAGCGGTCTTTGCGACTGCTGGTCAATAAACACGGATGCGGTGGCGGAAGAGAGACGCAGGAGGCAAATTGAGGGGATGCGCGCTCCTCCGTGATTCCCCAGCCACGTCCATGGGAGGGTGGCCCATGGCCGCATTTAAACTAAAAACTTGAAAAGGAGTCGATATGTCAATGAGTCAAAATGCAACGAGCGTAGTGACTGGTGAAGTGCGTCTGAGCTACGTGAATCTGTTTCAACCGCGAGCAGCGCAACAGGGTGGAGAGCTAAAGTACAGCGTGACGATCCTTTTGCCAAAGAGTGACGTAGCCACATATCAGCGCATCATGCAAGCAATTCAAGCCGCATATGAGTTAGGTGTGCAGACAAAATGGAACGGGGCGCGACCGCAACTCAAACACACAATCCATGACGGCGATGGTGTCAGACCAAGCGGCGAACCGTTCGGCCCGGAGTGTAAAGGGCATTGGGTATTCACGGCGTCGAGTAAACAACGGCCTGAGATCGTGGATACGCAATTGAACCCAATCATTGACCAATCCAAGGTCTATAGCGGCGTATACGGTCGCGTTCACATCAACTTTTTCCCGTATTCTCAGTCAGGTAACCGCGGCATTGCTGCCGGTCTCGGCCCTGTGCAGGTCCTTCGCGATGGTGAGCCGTTGGGCGGGCGTGTGACAGCAGAGGAAGTGTTCGGCAGCATGCCCGTTCCCAACTCAATGCCGGCAAATCCGGCAGCTCCGGTCATGTTTGGGCAGCCTGGCGGACCGCAATCGGGATACGGCTATGGTCAGCCTACCGCTCAACAGCCTCCGGTATATAGTCAACATGTAACATCCCAGCCCGGGCCTCAGCCACTTCCGCAGCAATATGACCCCATTACTGGGCAGCCGCTGGGCGGCGGCATCTACGGCATATGAGCCGGTTAAGCGTGGACATCGAGACATATAGTAGCGTTGACCTGCCGAAATCGGGCCTGTACAGGTATGTGCAGGCCCCCGATTTCCAGGTGTTACTTTTCGCCTACAGTCTCGATGGCCAGAAGGTACAAGTAGTGGATCTGGCCCAAGGAGAACAGATCCCACAACATATCATCAATGCACTATTTGATCCAGCTGTGGAAAAGCGCGCCTGGAATGCGGCTTTTGAGTGGTATTGTCTTAGCCAGCATTTTGGATTGCCGCGGGAACAGCTGTTGACATGGTTGTGGCAGTGGAAATGCAGCATGATACATTCCTACTATTGCGGATATCCCGGCGGTCTGGAAAAGGCCGGTGAAGCCCTAGGCCTGCCCCAGGATAAAAAGAAAATATCTGTCGGCGGGGCCCTCATCAGAACTTTCTGTATTCCACAGACACCAACAAAATCAAACGGTTATAGAACCAGGACATTGCCACACCATGAACCAGAAAAATGGCTACTTTTCAAACAATACAATGCCGGCGATGTAGTGGCCGAAATGGCCATCACCGAAAAGCTGGACGCCTTCCCCGTGCCAGAGCAGGAATGGCAACTCTGGCGACTCGACATGGTGATCAATGAGCGTGGCGTTGGATGTGCTCGACAGCTCGTCGAGTCGGCTATCCAAATGCTTGGTGCGGAAACGGCTGCGCTTGTTACCGAGGCCGTGCAGCTCACGAGTATTAAAAACCCGAAGTCCGTTCAGCAACTCTCTAAATGGCTTGAAGAGGAAACCGGCGAAGAAGTAGCCGACCTGCGGAAGGACACTGTTTCCAAAATGATTGAACGGCTGGAGCCGGGGAAAGCTCGGCGGGTGCTGGAGATTCGACAGGAACTGAGCAAATCCAGTACAAAGAAATACGCCGCCATGCGCGAGACTATTTGCGACGACGACCGGATCCGAGGACTATTTCAATTTTATGGGGCTCGTACAGGGCGCTGGACTGGTCGTCTGGTGCAAGTACATAATCTGCCGCGGAACAATTTGCCGGCCATCGAGTTGGCGCGAACTTACGCCATTCATGGAGATGCGCAGGCATTGAAAATACTGTACAGCAGATTGTCAGATACACTCTCCCAACTTATCCGAACCACACTCATTCCTCGGCCAGGAGCTACTCTTCATGTTGCTGATTTTTCCTCCATCGAGGCCCGGGTGTTATCCTGGCTTGCTGGCGAACAGTGGAGACTGGACGTGTTCCGAACACACGGCAAAATCTATGAAGCATCCGCAAGCCAGATGTTTGGAGTACCTGTAGATCAAATCACAAAGGGCTCCGAACTCCGTCAAAAGGGAAAAATCGCGGAGCTTGCCCTTGGTTACCAGGGAGGCGCTCCTGCATTAATTAAAGCAGGGGCACTGGAAATGGGCCTCAAAGAGGACGAGTTGGCCGAAATCGTGGAGCGCTGGCGTAACGCGAACCGTGCTATCGTAGAGTTCTGGCGCAACATTGAAGCCGCCGCTCTGCATGCTGTCCAAACCGGCGAGGCGGTGGGCCTCCGCGGACTGGTTATCGCCCGGGAGATGGACTGGCAGACCGGTCAGGACTTCATGACGATCCGGCTGCCCAGTGGGCGCAAACTCTTTTATCCACAGCCGTACATTGCGGAAAACCAATTCGGTAAGCCAGCGCTCCACTATTATGGCATTGAAGAAAAGAAGTGGTCTGTGCTCTCCACCTACGGCGGGAAACTTACGGAAAACATCGTGCAGGCTATTAGCCGGGACTGCTTAGCTAATGCGATGGTAAAGCTGGCAGCAGCAGATTTTGAAATTGTTATGCATGTCCATGATGAAATTATTGCTGAGGTAGAGGGAGACCGGCTGGAAGAAATGCTGGAAATCATGAGAGAACCAATTCCCTGGGCTCCAGGGCTGCCGCTGGATGCCGCAGGGTTTGTGACAGATTTCTATATGAAAGATTGAGCATCATTTTACCTTTGGTAGAACGCAACATAGTGAGGTGCCACCATGGCTATCCAATATAACAGACAACTCACAATATCCACCGCCGGCAACCGGTACTCAAACAACTGGCAGAATCAAACCATTTGGTGGTCCGAGATCATTGAGCGCCTACGGGTGGCCGTCCGCGGAACGGAAACTTTGGCCGAATATCTGGCGTTGCCCAAAAAACAACAAGACAACCTCAAAGATGTCGGCGGTTTTGTTGGCGGTTCCCTCTCCGGTGGCCGCCGGAAAGCCAACGCCGTTACCGGCCGCGACCTCGTGACGCTTGACTTGGACAGCATTCCGCCATTCGGCACTGACGACGTGCTGCGCCGGATTGACGGCCTGGGTTGCGCCTATGCCGTTTACTCCACGCGTAAGCACTCCGCGGATCGGCCCCGGCTGCGTCTGATTGTACCGACAGATCGCGCCATGGCCCCGGACGAATATGAACCAATCGCCCGAAAGCTGGCCGAGATGATCGGTATCAGCTTCTGCGACCCAACCACCTTCCAGGTAATACGCTTAATGTATTGGCCAAGTTGTTGTTCAGACAGCCAGTATATTTATGTTTACGGAGATAAACCGTTTCTTTCTGCCGACGGCATGCTGGCGCTTTACGCAGAATGGCGAGATTGGACCACCTGGCCACAAATCCCCGGTACTGAAAACCAGCATGTCCGCCTGGCCGCCAAACAAGGCGACCCGCTCACAAAACAAGGTGTAGTCGGGGCGTTCTGCCGCATATACGACATTCATAAAGCAATTGAGATATTTCTGCCCGGTGTCTATGAGCCTGCAGATGATGCCACACCACCGGGCCGCTACACCTACACAGCCGGCAGCACGACCGGCGGGGCGGTAGTGTATGACGGTGGCAAGTTCCTATACAGCCACCATGCTACGGATCCGTGTTCCGGCCGGCTGGTAAATGCTTTTGACTTGATTCGCCTGCACAAATTCGGTGATATGGACGATGATGCGGTACCAGGGACGCCGACCAACCGGCTGCCCAGCTACACGGCCATGATGGCATTTGCCCTGCAGGATGCCGGCGTGGCAGCGATTATGCAGCAAGAGCGGTATGAGCTGGCTGTGGGGGCGTTCCAAGGGGCTGTGCAACACGGAGGGCAGCTAAGTGGGCAGCCGACAGAACCCCAGGACTGGATCCGCTTGCTGGAATTATCACCAACCACCGGCCGGCCGGCTAAAACGCCATACAATATTCTGACACTCCTCCGTCACGACCCTGCTGTCGCTGGAAAAATCTATCGTGATACGTTCGCTGAGCGGATCATGGGCCGCGGTCCGCTGCCATGGGCAAAGCGCGCAAGAACAACCGGCAACTTTGTCTGGGATGACTCAGACGATTTTGGCCTCGCCATGTACATTGACCGCGTGCTCGGCTTCAGCTCGGAACGTCCGCTACGCATGGCGCTATCCGAGATCGCCGAAGCCAATGCAATTAATCCCGTCGCAGAATATCTCAATAGCCTGGCATGGGACGGCGTGCCGCGGCTAGATAAAATATATATCGATTATTTTGGCGCCGAGGACTGCAAGTATGTGCGCGCAGTGGCTCGCAAGGCCTTTGTTGCAGCTGTCGCCCGGGCCATGATTGGTAAAGTCAAATTCGATTATATGACCGTGCTGTACAGCCAGCAGCAAGGAATTGGTAAATCCACTTTATTAAGACGCTTGGGCAAAGAATGGTTCACAGACTCTATCAAGTCTTTTGAGGGCAAAGAGGCCGAGGAACTCATTCAAGGAAAGTGGATTGTTGAGATTGCAGAGCTCCAGGCTTTTAACCGGGCGGATATTAACCGGATTAAACAGTTTCTAAGTAAAGAGGACGACCAGTACCGGGAAGCTTATGGTCGAAATGTCAAAAACCAAATTCGCCGGGCAGTTTTTTTCGGAACGACGAACGATCACGAATATCTGCATGATCCAACTGGAAACCGACGCTTTTGGCCGGTGGATGCGCGTCCGGAGAAAGCAACAAAAAACGTGTTTCAGAATCTCACTGATTACGAGGTGGGCCAAATATGGGCCGAAGCCGTCGTTCGTTGGCGAGAAGGCGAGACGCTGTATCTGCCGCCTGAGCTGGAAGCCGAAGCAGAACGACGCCGGCAGGAGCATATGGTTAGGGATCCGCTGGAAGGCATCATCGAAGAATTTTTGGAGCGTCCTGTGCCAGCAGACTGGCTGAAATGGGATCTTGAACGGCGCCTGATATATTGGGGTGGCGGAATGCAGTATGACGGTCCGCTGATGAAACGTGATCGTATTTGTGCGGCCGAAATCTGGCGGGAGTGTTTAGGCGAAAGACGAACGGCTTCCAAAGCAGACGCAAACCGAATCAATAACATCCTGAGCAGATTGCCAGGATGGGAACGGTCCGGGGTCATCAGGATGGGGGCCAATTATGGTAGTCAAAGGGGGTTTATCCGAAAACAAGGTGTCAACATTCAGCCTTAAAAACGTCAACATTTTAGGCGTTTTGTCAACATTCCCAGATTTTAGGTAATGTTGACATTGTTGACAAAATATAACCTCTAAACCCTTGATATATAAGCATTTTTATAATGTCAACAATGTCAACAATAAAAACTATAGAAGTCTGAATTATAGAAATTTGAGAGATTATAGGGGTGTATAACTGTCTAATTCTCTATTTATTGTCTAGATCGCGCGCGTAACTAACTTTGTTGACATTGATTTTAAGGAGGTTTGCTAGGAAGAATGACTGGACCTGAATTATATGGATTCATCAAAAACGATCCTGAATTAAATGGGATTGTTCAGCAAGGTTTGATTAATAGTGTTGCAATGCGCCGGCGCGGCGGTAGAAAACCAGATCTAAGAAGAAAGGCGACAAGGGAATTTATACGGTTTTGGAACAGCATGGATGGAATAATTTTTCGGAGGAAACTTGAGCAAAAACTTGGTCCTGATCTTGCGGTGCGGATGATGCGCGGCGGAGTGTTTTATGATGTTTTACGAGAACTGGAAACGCGGGAGGCTTAATTGTGAGAGAACGCAGCATTGAAATATATCTTCGGGATCGAATAAGGGAAATTGGCGGTTGGGCGCCAAAGTGGACGAGCCCGGGCAACTCCGGCGTTCCAGACCGGATTGTAATTGCACCAGACGGCCGAATCATTTTCGTTGAGTTGAAGGCGCCAGGGCGGAAACCGACTGCATTGCAGTTACAGCAGCAGAACCGCCTGAGGGAGTTGGGTTGTGATGTTCGGGTGATTGACAGCCGCGAGGGCGTGGACGAGCTGATCCGGGAGTTGAGAGCGTGATAAATGTACCTTGGCAGAAAGAACATGCCGAATGGCACGTGGCTGAAAATAGATTTTTCGGAGTTTGGGGGAGGTGATGCTGTGGAAAAGTTCATACCACACCCATATCAAAGATACTGTATCCACCGTGTTGTGACGGAGCCAGTGCTTGGGTTGTTTTTGGATATGGGCTTGGGTTAGGAAAGACTGTAATTTCTCTAACCGGCATCAATGACCTCATGTACAACCGGTTCACAGTTCGAAAGACGTTGATAGTCGCGCCAAAGAAGGTGGCCGAAGCGACCTGGACGGATGAGGCGGCCAGGTGGGAGCACTTGCGGCTGCTGCGAGTGCAGCCGGTACTGGGGGCGGAGCGGCAGCGGCTGCGGGCCCTGGCCACACCAGCCGATATTTATGTAATTGGCCGAGATAACATTCAGTGGCTGGTGGATCATTATCGACAGGCCTGGCCTTTCGACATGGTGGTGCTGGATGAGCTGTCAAGTTTTAAAAACCCGTCGTCGGTTCGGTTTAAGAGTATGAAGCGTGTTAGACCGTTGATCAAGCGCGTGTTGGGGCTGACCGGTACGCCGGCGCCGAATGGGCTTTTGGACTTATGGGCGCAAGTGTATCTGTTGGACCAGGGGCAGCGGCTATATCCGAAATTTGAACAATTCCAGACGCGGTATTTTGAAAAGGCTGTTTGGTTGGATTATCCGAAGTATGAAGCAAAGATTGGCGCAGAAGATGCGATTCGGGCTGCCATTGAGGATATCTGCATCAGCATGAAAGCCGAAGATTACTTGGAGCTGCCGGAATTGGTTCAGAATCGGATCCCGATAGAACTGGATGCTAGAGTTCGGAAGGCGTATCAGGATTTCGAGAGACAGCAAGTGCTGGAGCTGGAGGGCGGGATTATAACAGCTGCCCAGGCTGCGGCCGTCACCAACAAGCTGTTGCAGTTTTGCGCCGGCGCCGTGTACGATGAGGACCGAAATGTGCATGAGGTCCACAACGCGAAAATCGAGGCGTTTTTGGAACTGGTGGAGAGTATGCAGGGTAAGCCGCTGCTGACATTCTACGGCTACCAGCACGACCGGGACCGAATTCTCAGGGCGTTGCGGAAGGTAAAAGGGCTGGAAGTTCGTGAGCTGAAAGGCCCGGAAGATTATGCTGATTGGAACGCCCGAAAGATTCATGTTGGCTTGGCCCATCCGGCGTCGACGGCGTACGGCCTGAATCTCCAGCGCGGTGGTAATCATATTTGCTGGTTCACCCTGCCGTGGAGTCTGGAGCTGTATGAGCAGGCGCAGAAACGGCTGCACCGGCAGGGACAGGAAGAGAAGGTTATTGAGCACATGCTGATGGTTCGGGACAGCATGGATGAAGAAGTGGCGAAACGGCTGGAATCGAAGTCCCAGACACAGCAAGCGTTGATTGAAGCCCTGAAAGTCCGGATAGAAAAGGTTAAGGTAGCATGAAAGGCTAAAAGGGGTGAGTGATGTGAATGTAGCTAAAGCCGATGCAGGTAAACCAAAATTAACCTTGGTTCCCAGGCAAATAATTTGGGCTATTGCCACCATCCGGGAATATGGAACCGCTAAATACGGCGACCCGGAAAACTGGCGTAAGGTAGAAAAAGAAAGATACCGAGATGCGGCTTTCAGGCACTTCCTGGCCTACTTGGATAACCCGGAAGGGATAGACGAAGAAAGCGGGCTACCGCACCTGTGGCACCTGGCTTGTAATATAGCTTTCTTGTGTGAAATGGAGGTTAGGCATGACCAAAGAAAAACTAAGACAGTATAAACATTTGGAAAAAGAAATCCTCCTGCTGGAGGAGGAAATCGAAAAGCTACAGACAAGCCTCTTAGCGCCGCCAAAGCCAGACGGCCTGCCAAAAAGCAATTATGCAGTGGACAGGACCGCTAACATTATCGCCAAGATAGTGGACTTAAAAACAAAATTGAACGAAAGTTTGGAACAGTTGATTTTTATAAGATGTGAGATTGAGGATGCAATCACGAAACTGCCGGCGGATCAGCGGCTACTGATGCGATTGCGGTATATAGATGGTGAAAAATGGGAGGCGATTGCGGTAGAAATGAACTATAGTTGGAAGCAGGTTCATAGAATTCACAGTAGGGCTCTTCAAGGTATAGCAAAAGAAAAAGATGACACTAAATGACACACTCTTATGTGTTATTATGGTATTGTGAAGATTAAGGCACTTGCAGGAGCAGGTGCCTTTTTTCATGGGTGGCCGAAAGGCGGGAAAGGTACACCTCAATATGCTGCGGGGGCGGGGCAGCGGAGGTGAAAAATATGTCGGAATTTTTGTCAAGGAAAATGCTTCCTTTTGCCGAAGTTATCAGAAAAAATGTATAGGGAGGACGGCAATGAGTATTTTATTTAGGTTGGATGGTGTAAACGGACAATTGGAATTGTATCCGGATAAACTCATTATTAAGCGAAAAGGCGTACTAGCAAAGGTGACCCAAGGTTTTTTCAAAGGGGATAAGACGATTTATTTGAGGCAGATATCAAGCATACAGGTAAAGCCGGGTACTGCATTTACAAACGGGTATATCCAATTTACTTTAGCTGGTGGTAATGAAAATACGAAAGGGTTATTTAATGCTACGCAAGACGAAAATACTGTAATGTTTGCGAAAAAACATAACCAGCTTGTGGAACAGATTAAGGCTAAAATTGAAGAACTACAAAATACGGCTACAGTAGCAGGAACGCCGGTACAAGCCAGTGCAGCAGAAGAAATAAAAAAATTTAAGGAATTGCTGGATCAAGGAATTATAACACAGGAGGAATTTGATAAAAAGAAGAAACAATTATTAGGGATATGACTTTCAGAGGAGCCTTCGGGCTCTTTTCTTTTGGGGTTGATAACATGAATCCATTCTACAAGTCAAGACGCTGGCAAAACAAGCGTGTCAAAATTCTTCGCCGTGACGAGTACCTTTGCCAGGAGTGTAAACGGTACGGAAAGACCACGCCAGCAACGACAGTGCATCACATTATACCTTTAGAGCAAAGACCGGAGCTTGCATTAGTGAGCACCAATCTTTTAAGTCTTTGTAGTGTATGTCATGACAAGATGCACGATAGGACAACTTGCGAACTGACAGCAGTAGGTGAGTATTGGAAAGAAAAGGTATCCCCCCTCCTTCAAAGCTAATATTTTAGAGCCCAAGGGACCGGGCAGGGGAACTTTTTCCAATAGAGCGACTTTCAGAAAACTTTTTTGGGAGGTGATGAGAGTGTGGCCGGCAAAGCATCGATTAAGAAAAAGACAATCCAAAACATGAAGGAGCTCGGAGTATACAAGCCTGAATATGATCCGGTAATTGAAATCTACTCCGAGCTTTGTGAGCAGTACCAGATACTTACAAAAAAATTTAAAGCTGACGGGTACAAGTATTACGAATATACGGCACAGGGCGGAACAAAGAAATCTGCTATCGTGGCCACTCTCGAAACTCTCAGAAAAGATATCTTGGCATACTCTGATAGGCTTTGTATCAATCCCAAAGCCCTGGAAACTGTCACTCCAGAACATCCCAATCAATCAAAACTGGCAAAAGTTCTTGGTGAGCTGAGTGAAAAAACATAGGAACTATGATTTGGTAATAGAGTATGCCAAAAGTATAGTTGAAGGGCGAAAAATTGCATGTCGGGAATTGATTCAGGCTTGCCAACGGTTTTTGGACGACTTAAACAACCCGGAATACGAATTCAATCCAAAAGACGCTGAGTTCGTCATTGGGATCATCGAAAAAACCTTCGTTCATGACCAGGGTGAAAAACTAGACGGCACTCCGTTGCGCGGGGAGCCGTTTTTACTTGAGCCGTGGCAGAAGTTCATTATTTACAACCTGCTTGCATTCTACCGCAAAGGCACACAACTAAGGCGATATAAAGAGGCCTTTATTTTTATACCCAGAAAAAATGGTAAGACCAGACTTGTGGCTGCGCTGGCCTGGGCTTTGGCGTTGTTGCAGCGGAGGTCAGGCAGCAAAATCTATATCACCAGTGCTGTCCTGGAGCAGTCGCTACAGAGTTTTAATTTCATCTTGTTCAACTTGCGCCAGCTCGGGGAGGAAGAAAACTTCCGCATCTTGGATAACAACCAGGAACACAGCATCAGCGGCGATCTCGGGGATGGTTCTATTTACATTAAGGCCTTGGCGGCCAACCCGGACAAGCAGGATTCGCTCAACTGCAACGTGGGAATTGCTGATGAGATTCATGCCTACAAGACACCAAAGCAGTACAACATCATCAAGGAGGCCATGAAGGCCTATTCAAATAAGCTGATGATTGGTATTACGACGGCTGGCGACGATATGACCAGCTTTTGTTACCAGCGGCTTCAGTATTGCAAGAAAATCCTGGACGGGACGGTGAAGGATGAACAGTATTTCGTGTTTATCTGCAAGGCCGATGAGGACCCGGACACTGGCGAGGTAGACTACACCAACCAGGTCCAGCACGAGAAAGCTAATCCGAACTACGGCGTGACCATCCGGCCTGATGACATCATGAATGATGCTCTCCAGGCCCAGAACGACCCTCAGCAACGGAAAGACTTCTTCGCCAAGTCGCTGAACGTCTACACGGCGGCCATGAAGGCCTACTTCAACATCGACGAGTTCAAGGCGTCCGACAGAAAATATAATTGGACATTGGAGGAACTGGCCAGATTACCAATTCACTGGTTTGGCGGTGCTGACCTCTCAAAGAAACACGACCTAACGGCGGCGGCCTTACACGGACAGTATAAAGGTGTGGATATTTCGATAACTCATGCCTGGTTTCCGATTGTAGCTGCAGCTCAGAAAGCAGAAGAAGACAATATCCCGTTGTTCGGCTGGAAAGATGATGGCTGGCTGACTATGTGTAACACCCCGACAGTCAATGAAACCGACATAATCAATTGGTTTTTAGAAATGAAAAAGCTCGGGTTCAGGATTAAAGAGGTCGGATTTGACCGCAAATTTGGCAGGAAGTTTTTCCTGGGAATGAAACAAAAAGGTTTTCGGATAGTTGATCAGCCACAGTATTTCTACAAGAAGTCGGAAGGCTTCCGGCATATAGAAAAAGCCGCCAAAGACGGGAAGCTTTATTATCTACATTCTACCGCATATGAGTATTGTGTTCAAAACGTACATGGGATTGAAAAGACCGATGACATGATACAGTACGAAAAGATTATGCCAACTCAAAGAATTGATATTTTTGACGCCGATGTATTTGCGGTTGTAAGAATGCTTGAAAACATGGAAAAATCATCAAAAGCTGAAGAGTGGCTGAAGGGAGGCTGAAGAAGTGGGGATCCTAGATAGATTTTGGCGAAAAAGAAAAACAAGAGCGGAGCCTTTGGGGTGGTTTCTAACTACAGATGCCTACGATACGCTTTGTATTCCAGGGTATACTAGATTGAGTGATAATCCGGAAGTGCGTATGGCGGTCCATAAGATTGCCGATTTAATAAGCTCAATGACTATCCATTTAATGCAGAACACCGAGGATGGCGATATTCGGGTAAAAAATGAGCTGGCGCGGAAGCTGGACATTAATCCATATAGCCTTATGACGCGTAAGGCTTGGGTATATTGGATTGTTTTCACAATGCTGCTAGATGGCAAGGGAAACAGTGTAGTCTACCCCAGAATAAAAGACGGGTTAATAGATGAACTCATTCCGCTTAAGCCTTCAGGGATAACTTTTTTTGATACTCCTGATGGTTATCAGGTTATCTACCAGGGCAAAACATATAATCCGGATGAAGTGCTCCATTTTATTGTTAATCCAGACCCTGAGAGACCATATCTCGGGACAGGATATCGGGTGGTACTAAAAGATATCATTGATAATCTCAAGCAGGCAACAAAGACTAAGAACAGTTTTATGAGCGACAAATGGAAGCCGTCAATCATTGTGGCCGTCGATGCCATGACGGAGGAACTGGCCAGCGAGGAGGGCCGGGATGCGATACTGAGGAAATATATTTCTGAAACAGGTGGCGGCAAGCCATGGGTGATCCCAGCTGAGCTGGTGAAAGTAGAGCAGGTGAAACCGCTGAGCCTGAATGATCTGGCAATCAATGACGCAGTACAAATCGATAAACGAACAGTGGCGGGTATCTTTGGGGTGCCTGCTTTTTTCTTGGGCGTAGGTGATTACAAGAAGGATGAGTATAACAGTTTTATTAACTCTACTATCCTGCCTATTGCTAAAGGAATAGAGCAGGAGTTAACCAGGAAGCTGCTTTACAGTCCAGACCTGTACTTCAAATTTAATCCGCGCAGCCTGTATGCTTACGACCTGAAAGAGCTTGCGGAAGTCGGAAGTAATATGTATGTGCGCGGCATTATGACTGGAAATGAGGTACGGGATTGGCTTGGTTTATCGCCTAAAGAAGGGCTGTCAGAATTGGTCATCCTGGAAAATTACATTCCTCTCGGCATGATTGGCGACCAGAAGAAACTTTTACAGGGAGGTGATGGAGATTGAGTAGGGAGACGCGACAAACCAGAAGCCTACAAACAAAGCTTCAGACCAGAGCCGAGCCTGAAAGCCAGGATATGTACATTGAGGGTTACTTCGCGGTGTTTAACCGGCAAACTGAGCTCTGGCCTGGGGCACTCGAGGAAATAGCACCGGGGGCCTTTGACAAGACGCTCGGCAACGATATCCGGGCACTGATCAACCATGATACGACGCTTGTCCTGGGGCGAAACAAATCCGGCACGCTTGAACTGAAAACAGACAGCCACGGGCTTTGGGGCCGAATTAAGATCAACCATAACGACACCGACGCGGTGAACCTCTATGAGCGCGTTAAACGCGGCGACGTCGACCAGTGCTCTTTCGGCTTCAACATTGTTTCCGAAAACACGGAATGGCGTGACGATGGCACCGTCAAATGGACAATCACCGAGATTGACCTTCATGAGGTTTCTGTCTGCACGTTCCCGGCCTACGAAGAAACTGGCGTCCAGGCCCGCAAAGCCGAAGTCCAGCAGCACCGGGAACGACAGCTGCAGCAACGTAAATTAAACTTGAAAGCGAGGTTGAAAAAATGCTTAAACAGTTGATGTTGAGCAAGAAAATCGAGCAACGCAAGGCAATGCTGGCAGAACTGCAAGAACGAGAGAAGGCATTTAAAACTCGTTCAGAAGAGTTGGAAGCGGCTATCGACGAGGCGCAAACCGAAGAGGAAATTGCCGCCGTCGAGGAAGAAATCGGGAAGCTCGATTCCGAAAAAGCCGAGTTGGCAGAGAAAAAGTCCAAGCTCGAAGGCGAGATCGCAGAGCTTGAAGGAGAACTCGAACAACTGAAAAGCAAGGAACCCAAAAACAATCTTAATTCTTCGGGAGGAAAGCTCGAAAGAAGCAAAGAACAAGGAGGAGAAATACGAATGAAAAGAGGATTTTTCCAAGGCATGAACAGGGGCGAAATCGAAAGCCTCATCACTCGTGAGGAAGTAAAAGACTTTCTGACCCGTGTGCGGGGCTTGGCTACCGAAAAGAGAGCCATCACCGGCGCGGAACTGACTATTCCCGATGTAATGCTGGATCTCCTGCGGGATAACCTGTATCGTTACAGCAAGCTGATTACCAAAGTGCGGGTTAAAACCGTAGGCGGTAAGGCCCGGCAGAACATAATGGGCGCTGTTCCCGAAGGCATCTGGACCGAAGCGGTCGGCAAGCTCAACGAACTGGCGTTGGCATTTAATCAAGTTGAGGTTGACGGGTATAAAGTTGGCGGGTTCATCCCGATTCCCAACCCGACTCTTGAGGACAGTGACTTGAATCTGGCTAATGAAATCTTGGATGCACTCGGCCAGGCAATCGGCCTGGGAGTTGATAAGGCTATCCTGTATGGTACAGGTACCAAGATGCCTCTTGGCATCGCGACGAGGCTTGCTCAGATCGCGCAGCCATCCGATTGGGGAGCAAACGCGCCTGCATGGGTTAACCTCAGTACGACCAACTTGCTGAAATTTGACCCGACAGGTATGACGCCGGAAGAATTCTTTGCAGAACTCGTGCTATATCTCGGAGTAGCGAAACCAAATTACGCCATGGGTGGAACCTTCTGGGCCATGAACCGGCAGACCAGAATGAAACTGCTCTCCAAGGCTATCACCTTCAACGCTGCCGGAGCTGTTGTGGCAGGATTGAATGGGACCATGCCGGTTGAGGGCGGCGACATAGTGGAACTGCCGTTCGTCCCGGACAACGACATCATTGGTGGGTACGGTTCCGTGTATCTCTTGGCCGAACGAGCCGGTGCGCAACTGGCCGCTTCTGAGCATGTTCGGTTCATCGAGGACCAGACCGTGTTCAAGGGCACTGCTCGCTACGATGGTATGCCCGTGTTCGGCGAGGACTTTGTCATCGTGAACATAGCCAATACCGCGCCGACCACTACCGTAACTTTTGCTGCTGATACGGCAAATGCGTAGGGGTAGGTGCTAGATTATGCCTAAAGTTATAAGCGGATTCAAATGCCGATACACCGGCAAAATATACCACGTTGGCGATGAATACGATGGTGACAACTTGGAGGAAATGCAGGCAAAAGGATATGTTGAAGAATCGATAGACGAACCCAAAAGCAAAGCTCGCAAGGTAAAGAACAAAGGCGCTGACGCCGAATAGGGGTGATCACGTGGACACAACAACCGTAGTCTCCTTGGTTAAAGAACGATTGGGGATCAAGACCAATGTCCGTAATGCCTATCTGACCGCCATCGTTGAAGGCGCGATTAAGGAACTGGAGGATGAAAAGGGGTTAGTCCTGGATGGGGCTAACCTCTATCATCTTATGTTTGTTGTGGATTATGCGACATGGCGGTACCAAAGCCGAGACAGTGATACAGGGATGCCGAGGCATCTTCAATTCCGGATGCATAACCTGATGATCCATGTTGGCGCTACTAACCTTAGGGTAGATAGCGTTGAGATTGTTACAATGTTGCCCGATATTCCTGCAACCTACACCGTCTATATTCTGACCACCGACGGCAGCAAGCAGATGTATATTGACGGGGCGTGGACAGAGGTCGACCTGGTTAATGGGCAGTGGGTGGTTACAACATGACATATGACCATGAACTAACGCTCATTGGGCAGTCATATACGGAGGATGAAATAGGAAATCCGATCCCGGTTGAGACAGAAACGGTTATCCTTTGCGGTCTTAAATCAGTTGGTCGGACGGAGTTTTACAATGCCGCCGTTACGGGGTTACGCCCGGAGATGGTATTCGTCATCCATGGTTACGAGTATAACGGAGAGCAATTAGTCAAGTTTGAAGGCGTTCGGTACCGAGTAATCCGAACATATGCGATCGACTTTGAGGAAGTGGAGCTTACCTGCGAGAGGGTGGCCGCCGATGTCTAATGTGTCCATTGATCAGTTAGCTGACGCTATTACCGAGGCGGTCCGGGAATATACCGAGGACGTGAGTGCGGCCATCGAGCGTAAGGTCGATGAAGTGGCCGACCTCGTGCTCGAAGAGGTCAAAAGCAACCACCCGTATACCGACCGTTCAGGCGAGTACACCAAAGGCTTCGTCAAGACCAAACAAGATGAATATGGACGGACCCGGCGTGTCATCTGGAACAAAAAACACTACCGCCGGGTTCATCTGCTTGAATTCGGCCATGCCAAACGGGGCGGCGGCAGAGTACCTGCTTATCCGCACTTGCGGCCAGCATATGAAAAATATGCGGCCGACTTACCAGAAGAGATTAAGCGGATTATCAAGAAAGGGGGATAAAGTTGACACAAGCGGAACTTTATGCGGCCTTGAAATCGCTTGGTCTGCCAGTGGCGTACGGAGAGTTTACCCAGCCAACAAATCCCCCTTTTATAACTTATCAATTTGCTTATTCTGGTGACTTGATAGCAGACAACCAGAACTATATTGAAGCTAGTTACTTTCAAATAGAACTTTACACTGCTAAAAAGGACCCTGCTACAGAGAAATTGGTCCAGGATAAACTAAAGGAATTGCGCCTGCCATACTCAAAAATTGAAACCTGGCTGGATAGTGAAAAACTCCGCCAGGTGATTTATGAAGTCCAATTGATAGGAGGTTGAACATATGCCTAATAAGGTAACATACGGACTTGAACAGGTTCATATCGCTTTTCGAGATACCGCTGCCCCGACTCAGCCAGCCTGGGAAACGCCAGTTGCCATTCCCGGAGCTGTTCGTTTTACACCAACAGCCCAGGGACAGGAAAATACATTTTATGCAGATAACTCCCCGTACTTTGTAGTAACAGCAAATAACGGATATACCGCTGAGCTTGAGATGGCCCTAGTGCCGGACGCTGTTCTGGCTGAAATGCTGGGCTGGGAAATAGATTCAAACGGGATGCTGATTGAGGTGGCTGACGCTACTCCAAAGCGATTTGCATTGATGGGGCAGGTTCTGGGTGACAGCAAGAACCGCAGATTTGTGTACTATGATTGCCAAGCTGCTCGCCCAGCCAAAGAACATAGCACAAAGGGCGAGAATATAGAGCCTTCAACAGATGTATTGACATTAACTATCTTTCCTGTTGAAATAGGCGGGAAAAGAGTTGTTAAAGGAGTCATGGAACTTTCGGATACCAATGCAACTGCTTATAATAACTTTTTCAACTCTGTAACGCTGCCGGCTAGCGGAATGTAAAAAGAGGTGTATCACATGAGAGAGCTTAATATAAGTGATAAAAAGATTAGGGTCAGAGCAACACCTCTGGCCCTTTTATATTACAAGCAGGCTTTTAAAACGGACTTATTAGGAGACCTGATCAAACTTGTAGACATAGAAAAGGACCTTTCAAAACTCGATACGGTTGCTTTACTTCAACTAATTTGGGCTATGGCTAAAGCTGATGCTTTCGGGTCCAACTTTCCTTCCTTTGAGGAGTGGGTAGGCTCGCTTGATACTATTGACTTTTCAGATCCATCTTTTCTTAAAGCGGCTCTGGAGGAAGCCGCTGACGGGTTTCTTTGTAGAGGTAAGCAAAACAAACAGAACAAGTAGAGAACCAGAACGAATAGATATTGAAATACTTGCAATCGGCAAAAGAACAGGACTGACATTCGCAGAAATAAATGAACTAAGGGTGAAAGACCTTTTAGCATACGCCCGAGCCTACACAGGAGAAAAAGATGACAGGACAAGAATGGCGACACAAGAAGATATAGACAAATTTTTTACGTAGGGAGGTGATATAGTGGCTGAAACAATCAAGGGTATCAATGTCGTTATAGGAGCAGAAACAACCGGCCTTCAAAAGGCACTGGCCGATGTCAATAAGCACAGTAAGGACATTCAGTCTGAATTAAAACAGGTTGAAAGGTTACTGAAGCTGGATCCGTCTAATACTGAGCTACTAGCCCAGAAGCAAAAACTCCTTAGCGACGCCGTCGAAACAACAAAAGAGAAACTGAACCGTCTGAGAGATGCGCAGTCTCAGGTGGCTGAGCAATTTGCAAAAGGTGAAATCAGCGAAGGCCAGTACAGAGCCTTTCAACGAGAGCTTATAAAAACTGAGGAAGAATTAAAAAAGTTTGAAGAACAACTCAAAAAGTCCAGTCCGATCCTGGAATCTTTTGGTGAAAAGGCAAAAGCCGCTGGAGAAAAGATTTCGAATGTAGGCAGCAGCTTAACTAAGTACGTTACTGCTCCCCTCGCAGCAGCGGGAGCTGGGCTTGTAGCGGTCGGGAACACTTTTGATGAGGCCTTTGACAAAATACGGATAGGCACTGGAGCGACAGGGAAGGCCCTGGAATCTCTACAAGATGATTTTCGGGCCGTCGCAAAAGAAGTGCCTGCTAACTTTGGCGACATTTCCACCGCTATAGCTGACTACAATACCAGGTTAGGAATGTCTGGAGAAGAGTTGCAGAATCTTTCCAAGCAAACTCTTGAACTTGTACGGATCACTGGCGGAGACTTAGCAACGACAATAGAAGAAACTTCACAATCTTTCAAAGCTTTTAATCTAGACGCAAAGGACTACGGAGAAGGCTTAGACTTCATTTTCAAAGTGTCGCAATCCACTGGGATAGGGATTACTAGGCTTCAGCAAAACCTCGTTAAATTTGCTCCTGCTCTCAAACAGCTTGGCCTAGGATTTAAAGAAAGTGCTACGCTCATGGGCCAGCTTGATAAAGCCGGGGTTGATGTAGAACAGACTCTTTCCGGCCTAACAAAAGCAATAGCAAATATGGCTAAAGAGGGAATCACAGATGCAAACGAGGCTATCCGGACTCTTTTTGAGAAAATCAAGGACGCTCCCAGCGACATGGCTGCGACACAAGCAGCGCTTGATGTTTTTGGGGCAAAAGCGGGGCCTGCCCTTGCAACAGCAATTCGGGAAGGTAAACTAGAATACCAGGCTCTTTTGGAAGAGTTGCAGGGAAGCAGCGAAACAATCCTGGGCGTAGCTGATGAGACAAAAGACTGGGCTGAGGGCCTTATGGAGTTGAAAAATAACATATTGCTTGCTCTCGAACCTATTGCTGGTAAGTTTTTTGACGCGATGAACAAGCTCATTCCTCTTGTGAAGTCACTTGTTGAGTTCATCATTGGCTTAGTCGAAAAATTTGCAGCACTATCTCCTGCAGTACAAACGGTTATATTAGCCCTTGCAGGCTTTTTAGCCGCAGCAGGTCCGGTAATAACTATAATAGGTCAACTGATAACATTCGTCGGTGCCGCTTCAACAGCTGTAGCTGGTATGGGCATTAGCATATCTGCATTATCCGCCCCCATTGCGATTGGAGTTGCTGCTGTAGTTGGCCTGATCGCTGTAATTGCCGACCTGTGGAAAAATAACGAGGAATTCCGCAATAATGTGATAACACTTTGGAACGAGCTGGTCCAAGCTCTGAAATACATTTGGAGTGTTTTTGGCGATGACATAAAGGCAATAACAAAAATGATTTTTGACATTTTACAGAGCATAATAACCACTTTTACAATGGTTGTGACAAACATAATCAAGGCCTTTCTGAAACTTATTACAGGAGACTGGAAAGGTGCTTGGGAGGCCATGATAGAAGCACTTAAAGGTTTTGTGACTGGTGTTTATACTATTATCACCACTCTTGTTGATACAATTAAGACTATATTTAGTAAGCTCATTGAAGACATGTTCCAGATAGGCAAAGATATTGTGACCGGGCTTTGGAACGGTATCCAGAGTATGGCCTCCTGGATATACAGCAAGGTATCTAGTTTTGTTGACGGTATAATTGCAAGCGCAAAAGGTATGCTGGGGATAAAGTCCCCTTCCAAAGTTTTTGCTGAAATAGGTGAAAATATAAGCCAGGGATTGGCAATAGGTATCGAGAACGGGGCTTTGGCAACCCAAAATGCTATTGCTAATTTGGTAGAGGAGCTAAAGCGGAGTACACAATTACAATTGCCGAATGTAGAGCCTGGTGTTGTCAGCGGTTCTACAGTTAATACGGTTGGCAGGGAGATAATACAAAACATCACAGTACAATCTCCTGAACCTTTATCTCCCAGTGAGACAGCAAGACAGATTAAAAACGCCAGCCGTCTGCTGGCCTTGGAGTGGTGAGGATGGCAAGACTAACCTACGTAAATGAAAGAGGGCAGAGTTTGACATTTGGGGACTCTGCCCCATTACTTGTCACGAAAATTGAAGGCCTAGGCAGTGTACAAAATAGAATACAAAAACAGCAGGCCCCATATCAAGACGGATCGACGGTGACGGGCAAGACATTATCTGAACGCGAATTGGTCATTGAGGGTGTAATCTTGGCGAAAGATAAGGAGGTATACCGGCGCCAACTCTTGCGGGTGTTCAATCCTAAACTAACCGGAACGCTTCGCTATGAACGCGGAACTGTGGTAAAGGAAATATCCTGTGTACCTGAGTTAGCCCCGGCCTTCCCTAGTAATATGCAACAACCTCACCAGCTTTTTTTAATTACTTTGCTTTGCCCTACTCCTTTCTGGTTAGATACATTCACGGAATCAGAGGAAATGGCTGACTGGATCGGTGGTTTGGCCTTCCCGCTGCAATTACCGATGATGTTTGCCGGCAGAAGCACAAGGGTAAATACAGTACTTCATAACGCCGGGGATGTAGAAACACCTCTAACTTTTGAATTTATAGGTCCATGTACTAATCCAAAGGTGATAAATGCTGATACAGGGGAGTTTATTAAAATTAACAAAGAACTTGCAGAATATGAAAAACTGATAATCACTACTGACTTTGGTCGGAAACGCGTCAGGTTGCTAAACATTTATACCGGGGAAGAATCCAATGCCTTTAATTACATTGATTTAGACAGCATTTTTTTCCAACTTCAGCCGGGCGACAATCAGTTGAGTTATGATGCGGACCTGGGCAAAGAATCGGCAAAAGTCTGGATTCGCTGGCGGAATAGATACCTGGGGGTGTAGAATATGCAGCCCATACGGATTATAGATGCTAATTTTAACCTCCTGGGAGAGATTGATGAATATACTTCGCTGCAATGGATCCGCCGCTGGCACAAACCTGGAGAATTTGAGTTACATTTACCACCGATAGCAGAAGCGGCCAACCTGCTCCAAGAAGGTGTTTTAGTGTTCCGGGCCCACGACAAAACCGAGGCTGGAATAATCAATTACCGTAAAGTAGAGCAAAAAGAGTCTGGAGAAGAGAACTTAGTTGTAAAAGGCAAGTTCCTGGCCGGAGTACTTGAGCGAAGGGTCACGGTTCCTCCGGAGGGGCAAGGGTACGATAGAGGCAACGGGCCTTTCGAAACAATTATGAAACAATATGTAGATCACAACTGCGTTAATCCGGTAGATTTAGATCGAGCAATACCGAATTTGGTAGTAGCCACAGACCAGGGTAGAGGCGCCAACACAACCTATCAGACAAGGTACAAAGTGCTTTCTGACGAATTGGAAAAGCTGTCTATATCTAGTGGATTAAGCTGGGAAATTACCCTTGATACTGCAAATTCCCGCTGGGTGTTTGATGTACTGGAAGGACGAGACCTCACAGCTGGTCAAAGTCTACTCCCCCCCGTGGTGTTCTCCACGGAGTTTGACAATATAGCGGCACAATCATTGACTATTTCGTCGGCCACGTACAAAAATACCGCCTATGTAGGAGGTCAGGGAGAGGAGATTGCCCGCAGAATTGTAGAGGTAAGCGGAGGCTCCGGTCTGGCGCGTCGGGAAATGTTTGTCGATGCTAGAGATATCGGTTCAACAGACGAAAACCCTCTTACCCCGGAAGAAGAGGAAGCGTTGCTTATAGACAGAGGAACCCAAAAATTAGCCGAATATGGGCGCGTAGAGTCGCTGGAAGCAGAAATACTCACTGTTTCCAATCTTGTTTATCGTGAAGATTTCGACTTGGGCGACTTGGTTATAATCCGGCATCGAGCATGGGGTGTAGAGATGAACGCCAGAATTATTGAGGTGAAGGAAGTCTTGGAAGCAAACAAGAATCGAATCGACGTGACTTTTGGGAACAATCTACCGACCTTTACAGAACTCATCAAAAGAGAATTGAGGTGATATCATGGCAGAAGAATATCGCTTTTTTAACCATATCGAAGGAGATCGGCAGTACAATGCCGACGAATTCGCAGAGTATTTTCGGCAGGTGCTCACATCTGGGATATTGAACGGTGGAACCAATCTGCAGGTGTATTGCAACGGAACAGACCGATACGCCAGAATCAAGCCCGGCGTAGCGTGGATCGAAGGGTATTTTTACAAAAATACTACTGAGTTGCCTTTAGAGCTGGCTCCTGCTGATGGAACTTATGACCGTATTGACCGGATAGTATTGCGCTTGGACAGAAACCCAGAAAATAGATATATTCGGGCTTTTGTAAAGACGGGAACTCCTGGAATGAATCCAGTAGCGCCTGAATTAACTCGGGAAGGGCTTGTCTACGAAATAAGCCTGGCGCAAATCCTTATAGTTCACAACACAAGTGTAGTAGCTGCTGACAAGGTGACAGATGAACGCCTGGACGTTTCCGTATGTGGACTGGTCAACTCGTTGATTCAAGTAGATACAACTGAGATGCAAGCTCAATTTGATGCATTTATGGAGACTTTAGAGGGGCAAGGATACATTCCGGCATCCGAAAAAGGGGCTCCTGGTGGGGTAGCTGAACAGGATGCTTTAGTTAGCCTTAGCCAGGCCCATGCTGCGCATTTGGCAGATAATGCGGTGCATGGGGCCACCAGCGATAACATAGCTAATAGGATAGTGCTTAGAGATGCTTCAGGAAACTTTTCGGCGGGGACGATAACTGCTACGTTGAACGGTAGCGCCGATAAGGTAGATGGGATTCACTTTCGCATATACAATGGTGTGCTTCAATATAATGATGGAACGGGGTGGAAGAATGTGGCAAATACGGTAACTGTACAAAGAGGTTATACTTTACTAGTTATTGGTTTAACTTCAGTAAATGTAACAATTAGCACAGTTGATGTAAGCAAGTCTTTTGTATCGTTTGGAGGGGTTAAGGTAGGAGACAATAGTGTACGGGAACTTCCAAGCGTTAGGTTAACTTCACCAACTACTCTAGCAATAGAAAGGAATAGTGCATTTGGCGCTGTAACTGTAGCTTGGGAGGTGACTCAAATTGCCTAACTATGCACAGTTAACACAAGGAATCGTGCACACGGTACTCGAAGCACCTGCCGCTATTGATGTTCCCGGAAGTGTGGAAATTCCTTGTTGTGAAACAAAGTACCTAGGCTGTTTATGGGATGGTAATACTTTTCGGAAGCTAGCTATTTCATGCAAGACAGACCTTGCGGTAAATGAAGTTACTAGCGTAATCATCCAATGGGTAGACGCTGATAACAATCCCATAAGCTATGGTGAAGATGTTGTACTGAAGTGTGGCGAAATAACCGAGCATGTTCCAGTAAATAACGGAAAAGGAACTACAACATTTGAAAGCGCCGAACCAGGCGAATTTGAACTGGTAGCTATGTCCCCGCAGGGCATAATAGCTTCCGCAAGGGTGGTGGTACTGTGAAGATACCTAAGTCTAATGATGATACTGTCAAAAAAGAACAACGGCGAACCAAGCTAGCTGTTATTGCTGATAAAAAGGCGAAAGGCAAGCTAACGCTAGAGGATATAGATGAGAAGCTGAACATAATTCTGGAGATTTTGCAGGAAAAGTAGTGGCGTCTTAGGACTATAATGTGCAATAAAATCAAATATAAAAGAGGTGACTACGAACCACTATCGTAGTCACCTCTTTATTTTAGGAGGAGATATGTATGTTTAAAGATGTAACCCCTGATAAGTGGTATTACTCTTTCCTACAGCGAATCTTAAAGATGAAAGCTGTGGATGGTTATGAGGATGGCACATTCAGGCCCGAAAACCCCGTAACCAGAGTGGAAGCATTGGCCCTTATTGATAAGTACAGGCAACGTGAATCAGAACTTATAAAAGGTCTGCTCCCCTCTGTTGTTACTATTAAAGCCAAGCGTGCGGATGGCCGTGGCTCTCTTGGTAGTGGCGTAATTCTCGATAAACAAGGGCATATCGCTACAAATGTACATGTTGCCATGGATGGGTTAGACCCCTGGCAGAGCTTAGAGGTGTTTCTCGACTCAATGCCCAATGCCGGTCTGAAAGCAAAGGTGCTTAACGGCGACTTTGGACAAGATATAGCGATCATCAAGATCCAGGCTGACCCGGCTCTCCTTTGCCCAGTACAATTTGCAGAATCACTTGAATTGCTCGATGAGTGCTATTGTATAGGCAACCCTCTTGGCTACACAGATACCGCCTCCAAAGGAGTTGTAACCTGTGTCAAACGGGTAATAGGCTCTACGGAATGGATACAGACTGATGCGGCTATCAATCCTGGTAACTCCGGGGGCGGGGCATTTAATTATCTTGGCGAATTAATTGGTCTCCCCACTTTCGTTGTGCTGTGGGCTGACGCCGAGAAAACCATTCCTATCAACAATATTGGTTTCATCACGCCGTGGTACAAGGTCAAAGAGATGTACCAAAAGGCATTATCCGGCCAAGTAGCATTTGTAGGCGAGCCAGTGAAGTTTACTGCTTTATAACTTAACAAAGAAAGGAGTAAAGAAAGGAGTATAGCCATGGATCGATTTAACATCGGGGAAATCTTTAAACTCTGCGTAGCAGCCGGAGGCGGTTGCATATCATACTTATTCGGGGGGTGGAGCATCTTGCTGCAAATCCTGCTGGCTTTTGTGGTTATCGATTATATTACCGGCGTGTTGGCCAGTGGGATCGAAGGCAAGCTCTCCAGTTCCGTGGGTATGAGAGGTATCGCCAAAAAGGTATTTATTTTTGTCATTGTGGCCGTTGCTCATCTGGCCGATACAGCTATCGGGAACGGCAATTTTCTCATGGACGCTGCCATATTCTTTTATATTGCGAATGAACTCCTTAGTATCATAGAAAACGCTGGCCGTGTAGGATTGCCCATTCCGGAGATACTTAAGCAAGCTGTAGAAGTGCTAAAAGGTAGGGCTCAACCACAGAAAAAAGAGGTGTAAATAATGTTGCCGGTTAAAAACGGACGTGTCACGCAAGAATATGGTCGCCCGGGAAAGTACAAAAAGGGATATCATACCGGTATCGACCTGGTGGCGGGCGAAAGTGACAAGTACATATATTCTGTGGGTCCCGGTGTGGTCGTAGTCGCAAAATATGCCCCGGGGAAGGGGGCGGACCCGGATGGCTGGGGAAACTATGTGATAGTACGCCACCAGGATGGTCACGAGATTATATATGCCCACCTTGCAAGTGTGCTTGTACAGGCAGGCATGATACTTGGGCCCGGACACGGAATAGGGCTACAAGGGAGTACAGGCAGAAGCACAGGCCCACATCTGCATTTTGAAGTGAGGAAAGGCAACTGGCAAAATCGTGAGGACATCAATCCTGCTGATTATCTCGGGATAGAAAACAAGGTGGGTCCTATAGCGCTAAAGGATCCTTTTGAAGCTGACCGTCAATGGGCTATTGAAAACGGCATCAGCGACGGGAGTGACCCGGACAGGCCAGCGACCCGGAAAGAAATATGGGCCATGTTGAGGAGGATGGCCCAGAAGGGGGTAGTTGGTTGATGCTGCCCAGGAGAATACCACCTTAAACACTGGGCCGAAATTTCGGCTGAGTGCCTTATATATAGTGTGCGCAAACTTAGGGAGGCGTGGGCCTCCCTTTTTTATTTTGTTCCTATGGAATATTTTTGTTGCAATATAACGCATGAAAACGGCTGGCTCAAACGGGTCGGCTTTTTTCTTTTTGCAAGGGGGTATACAAACACCTTACCGCCCTATTTTTCGTCGATTCTAGGTCATTCTGAGAAGCCGTTTTCCCCCTTGCTACATGTAGTGACAAAATAGTGATACCATGGTTTTCTGCCAAACTTTTTGCCAAACAAAACATTAAAATATATTTTAACGGCATTAAAAATAATAATAACACTTGCTTATTACGCAACATTTTTCAAGAAAATAAAGAGTTAACAAAGCCTTGGTAATACTGAATTTTTACAAAAGTTGACTGAAAAGCAACATATTAGATTCAGGTTCTAGTGGGTGCAAGCCCGTGGGAGTTCAAGTCTCTTCAGCCGCACCAAGGCTTCCGAGGTTTTTGTTAGGCATGAAAAAGTGGGTTATGCCAAACAAATGCCAAACAAAAATTTTTGATAAAAAAAGAACGTCCTTTTAACGGGCGTTCTTTTTTTGCAGCTGGACAATTTTGTTGTCCAGCTTTTTTCGTTTTTCCAAGTGCAAATGTTGATATATTGTTTTAAGAACCTGCACATCATGGCCCAATCTCTCAGCAGCATATTGGTCCGGTATGTTTTGAGCGTAAAGCCATGATGCATGATAATGTCTTAAGTCGTGAAAACGTATAGGTGGCAGTTTATTATTTGCCCTTAACTCCGCCCACCTGCTGGAGAAGTTATCAGGCCTGCCGGGGAAAATATAAGTCCTTATTTCTTTTTGTTCGCTACG